CTCCAACTCTTCAGTGCTAATAAGGGCAAACATAAGATCAGCAGTAGCAGGGAGACCAAAGGACTCACTAGTATCAGTAAGTTCAACATCAGAGTTCCCATAACCACTGCGGGTAGTCTGGGTAGCAGAGACAATGGGAACATTGAATTCCACTGCCAAACCCCTAAGTTCTTCAGCAATAGCTTTGACATAACTATAAGAATTGACAGAAAAGTTTGCCTTATACCTAGAGGAACCACAAATATTAAGGTAGTCAATGAAAATAATATCAGGTCTAAATGATTTCTTAAGGGAAAGTTCATTGAGAAGTGACTTAAAGTGTCCTGTATGCGCAGAGGCAGTAGGGTATTCCTTAATAATTAAGGTCCCCTGAGTCTTTTTACTAATGCTGTTTACTTTAGTTTCAAAAACTTTCTTGGGAAGTTCTTCAATATCTTTGATATTAACATTCAAAAGATTCGCATCAATTCTTTCAGCAATCCGCTCCTCTGCCATTTCAAGTGTAATGTAGAGAACATTGCGCCCTTGCAGGAGGACGGAGCTAGCCATATGGCACATGAATAAACTTTTCCCGACACCTGTGCCAGCAAGAGCGATATTGAGAGTCTTATTAGGTATACCACCTTTCGTAATTTTGTTAAAATAATCCAAGTCAAAGGGAATCTTTTCTTCTTTCCTGTGATAGGATTCATACCTTTCTTCATAATCATTTAAATAATCGTGTCCAATATGATTGTCAAAACTAACTGCTAGGGCATCTTGTAGAATTGATGGAATAGAATCCCTGGATTTTTTTTCATTTTGCCCATCAGCAATTTTGATACTTTCCATTAGAGCAAGATAAATTGCCCTGTCCCTACACCATCTTTCAGTAATGTCTATCAACCAATTTTTATCTGCTGGAGAATTGTCCAGGTTATGAATATACTCACAGATAGTTTTATAGGTATCTTCAGTAATATCTGTTCTCTTTTCAGTTTCAATTAAAAGAACTTCTTTAGTAGCAAGATCATCATAAGAAATAATAAAATTGCAAATTTCTTCAAATACTATTCTCTCATGAATATTTTCAAAATATTCAGTCTTAATAAAAGGTAAAACTTTCCTACAAAAGTCATTATTAAAAAGAAGATTTCTTAAAATAGTAGTTTCTACCTTTTCCATCATTTATAGTGTAAATAAGTGTGCAGTAAATACTTGGGTCCACTAATTGGAGGATCGCCTCTATGAGGGAACATCCATAGAGGAGGGAATACCAATAGAGATCCCTTAGTTGGAGTTATAACTTTATCTTTAAATACTGTCTGACCTCCAACTTCAACATCATTTAGATACCAGAAAAATGATAGGTATCTCCTAGCAGATGCATAGTCCATAACATCTACATGAGTGTCAAACAGATCATCTCCTCCAGGATTATACTTCTTAATTCTGAATTGTTCAAATGCATGGGAAGGTGGGAATACTCTAGCATCTGCAAATTGATAATACTTATCTTTGTATTCTACAGTAGATTTAATCAGATGATTATGTATAGAAGATACTTGATCTGAAATTTTACAATTTGCAGTTAAATTTATTTGAGTAAAATTTGGTTTTCCATCATTCTCAACTCTTTCCTGAAGATCAGTCATTTGATCAAAAAAGTCAATTAAGAAGTCACATACTTGAGGATCTAGTGCTTCTTCATAGACATGAATAAAATCAGTTAGATCATCCATATGAAAATTCCTTGTTTGCTACTTCATCCAATGCTTGCATTACTTCAGCAGTAAAATAGTCCTCAGGGTTTGCAAGAATCTGTTTTGCATAGATTTTCTTACCATCCATTTCATATCTTCCTGCTACATTCTTCCAGAGTCCACCAAGTTCACCAAGTTCTAGAAGTCCATAGTACCTATCAAGACCACGCTCATCATAGAACAAACGGATTTCAACATCCTGATTCTCTTTACTTAGACGTGATTTGTGAGTCTTTGCCTTGATAATGTTTCCAATCACATCTGTCCCATCCTTCTCTTTCTTTTTAGAAAGGTAGATGATAGAAGATGCTGCATACTTAAGACCACTACCACCACCCATTTCCTTCATTGGAACATAAGAACCAATAACATCATAGGTGTGATTAGTTACAATCATTGGAATTTTTGCTTGTCCCAGTTTCAGAGTAAGCATACGGAATGCACCTTTAATCAGTTGGGATTTAGTCATATCCCTAACTTCCTTATCATTCAGAGCATCACTAATCTCCTTACTGGTTGAAAGCATTCCTAAAGAGTCTAGCACAAACATACAGGGGCTGCGTTCCCCTTCTGGTTTCTTCATATAAAGGTCAACTGCCTTGAGTGCCTTTCCACGAAACTCTTCAACTGTAACTACATTGACAACCACCAGACGAGTTGTGTCAACTCCCCTACTTTCCAAAAGGGATTTTGTGATTGCTGCTTCAGTATCAAAATACAGACAATATCCAGTAGGATTATTGTCAAGAAAATTTTTAACGACGGCAAGAGAGAAGAAAGTTTTTCCTGTAGAACTTTCACCTGCAATTGCAGTAATTTTGTTACCAGATACACCACCAAAGATACTCCCACTGACAAGAGCATTAAAAATGTACGAACCTGTGTCCACATAAGTTTCAGTTTCATCAATATCTGCTGCAAGTTGGGTGTATTCTCCACCAATTTCTTTTACAATATCTTTAAGGAAATCCATAGGTTATATAAAAAAAGATTCTAATGTGTTGGTTTTTTCAGTTTTCCATCCAATACATTGAAGGATTGTCTTCAGTGGATCTAGAAAACTTTTATTAAATTGAAGTTCATAATCAACATACTTATTAAGATTTAACTCTTTAGGAAATTGTTGAATGAATGACAATACATTTTCATGTATTGGGTTTGCTGCCTTTAAATAACAAAATTTAATTTTCTCCCCATTATTAATAACAGGATATTTATTATCTAAATTATTTTTTTTAATATAGTAATTATACAGCAATACTCCTCTAATGTGAATAGGAGTACCCTTTTCATAGATTGAATTTACTGATCTATACTTGCTGATATTATTAGCAGTTCTAGGGAAAGAAATATCTTCTGGAGGAAGATTATAAAATTTAGTTCTACTGTTATCAATAAACGTAATCATATCATCTTCAGTTTTATTCATAATGATCTGAAATGCTTCTTTAATCATTGCTCTACAAGGAGCAGGAGTTGAAGATTTAATTGCCTCAAGACCCATGATTTTAAGTTTAGGTTCTGAATAACGAACACCTTCACTATCCCAGACATTAAGAATATATCTTTTCTTTGCAGTCCAGATTCCTCTTTCTGCAATGTTCTCCCTCTTCATCTGCATCTTTTGGTCATAAGCATTTACATACTTAGCCAATTCTTCATAAGAACTTTCAATATACTTTTCAAATTCCAACTTACAGATCTTATCAAGGAACGAGACAATGCTTTCAGTAGTTTTCTCTCTTCCCTGGTATACAGTTTCAACCAAAGGACCCATATTGAGATAGATGGAATCAGTATCAGAAGCAATAACATAATCAACACCCTTAGTTTTAAGAATCTTATTAAGATATAAATTCACCTTACTCTCAATCCAACGAATTGAGACTTGTCCAGAAAGAGTTACTGCTTCAGCATTTTCAATACGAAAATATCTAAAGTACTCATTGCCAACAGCACCATAAGCAGAGTTCAAAGAAATTTTCTTTGCCATCTGAATATTGTTACATCTAGAAATTTCTTTCATCAATTCAACAGTAGGAGTTTTTTCATACTGTTGTTTTGCTTCGATCATTTTCTTTTTGTAGATTACACGATCAGTGTACATCTTTTCCATCAGTTCTGGAAGAAACCCTCTAATGTCTTTCTTATACTGTGCTCCATTAGCACATACTGCATATGGATAATTCTCTGGAATGATAACTTCTTTTTTGAGAAGTTTATCTACTGAAATTGAAGGGAATCTATCTTCCACCAAAGTTTCTGGTGAAATATTATATTGCATAATCAAATGAGGATACAGAGAGTTAAGGTCAAATGAAACCACCCACTCATGTTTTCCTATGATTGGATCCTTTACATAGGCTCCTTCATATCTTTGATCTTTCTTAGATTCCTTTTTAAAAGGGATGACTACATTTTTAGATCTTAGATAATTATAAATGATAGCATCCCACATTCTAACTTGATAGAATACATCATTGTAATTACTCTTAGCATCATATGCCATAGTGATAGCAAGTTCAATAAGACGCATCTTATCCTCAAGTCTATCTACTAGTTCTACGTCAACAATGTTATATTCTACAAATTTTTGCCAGTTTTTTGTATAGAACTCTTTAAAGGTATCATACTCTGAGTGATCTAGTTTTTTCTGTCCTAGTTCAACATTGGCAATATGATCAAGTCTATATGATTCTTGATTAGTATAAGTAAATTTCTTATACAGTTCCATATAATCCAAAATTGTAATGCCAGCAATCTCAACTCTTGTTTGAGTTCTACCAGCAATAACAACTTCAGTTTCAGTCACTATTCCCCAAGGAGAAAGTTTTTTTACTGCTTTCTCCCCAAAAATTTTATTGATTCTTCCTGATAGATATGGAATATCATAAAGATCACAATTCCATCCAGTGATAACATCTGGATGATTTGAGTCCCAATAAAAAAGAAATCTATCCAACAAATCATATTCATCCTTACAAAGGATATAAGTTACATTTGGTTTAGAATTAACAAAAGGTTTAACGCCCCAAGTAATAATATTTTTAGTATTATAATCTTGGATAGAAATTGTCAGAAGTTCTTCTTGGCAACTTTTAACATCAGGAAATCCATTCTCTGATGCAACCTCAATGTCAATAGTTATCAGTTGGATTTTACTAATATCAAATTTAATAGCATCTTCTGTATAGTTATCTGAGATGTATTGATTGATGTATCTGGTATTTCCGTATAGTTCAAAGTTATCAATATTTTTATACTTGTCTATAAATTCTCTAGTTTCACGAATGGTGCCTGGTTTAACTTCACCTACAAAATTGCCATCTAATGTTTTAAATTTTGTTTTTTTATTAGAGGTTACGTAGATTGTGGGATAGAAAGTTTCTCTGTTCTTAAAATGTTCTCCATTATAAAACCCCCTGGAGAGAATTTCATTTCCCACCAGGACAACATTTGTGTAAAACTTCATTTAATAGCCTTCAAGTATTTTTCAATTTGATCAGGTTTAGGATCTACAATAGTAAAGATTGAATCAGAATGAATCTTAAGTTCTCTTTGATCAGTAAAAACTGGCCACCTTCTCATATCATAAGTAGTGGCATCAGAAACAAACATCTGACAAGGATTTACCAGTTTACAATCTGGTTCTCCAAGTTCAGATTCAACTTCATGAATTTCAGTAACTAAAATAGTATCATTCTTCAGGAGTAAAATCTTGAGATTCTGCATTAAATTGTTCCAAATAAGATTGTTTAACTTCGTCCAAAGGTTCTACAATAGAAACTACCCAATCACAAGGAATAGGAATTTCTTTTTGTTTTGACAATGCTGCATATGGATAAAAACTTACCTTTGCAGATTCACCTTCTAGACTTTGCTCTAGTTTAGTAATAAATGGATTATTGAGCAAATATCCAATTACTTTATCGCCAGACATCATTTCTTTGACATCAGCAATAACATCTTCGTATGATTTAAGAATTAAAAGTTTAACTGACATAGTTCTCCAATGTAAGTGATTTATCTTGCAATTTTAAAATATAGGTAGCAAGTTTATCTATATACCCCTTGTTTCTAAGTTCTTTAAAAACAAGATTTTCAAAGGCATATTCTCCTGCTTTATCCAACCCAGAGTTTCTCATATCTCTAATTTTTTTAAGAAGTTTTTCTAAAACTTCTTCATTGTTTGATGATTGGATAGTCCTATTGATCTTACCAATCATATCATTAACCTTCTGATTTAGCAAGTCCTTGTCCAAGTCTCCAGAAAACTTTTCAGGTTTAATCAACCATTTATTTGACTTTAAAGAAAAGACTCCTTGACTTTTTCTTCTGTCCTTTCCTGGCTCTTCAACATAAGGTTCTACATCATGCCCATAAACTTTTACATTATGAGTTAAAGTCCAAAGTTGCTTCTTAGCTTGATAGTAATCAGACATTACATCAGGACAAGATTTTGTATCAGCAACTATATGAAGATCTAAATCAGAATACTTAGTGTAATTATATCCAGCATTTCCACCAAGAAGTAAAATATCTTTTACATTAGACTTTTTAATATCAACAAAATCTGCCCAAGATTTTGCAACTTTTAATAAATGAGATCTAACCTCTGGTTTTAACTTTTCCCCATTCCAGAAAGTAGGATTTAATTTATCATGGGATCTAAATGATATGGATTCTTCAAGGAATGTAGTATAGTTCTTCATTAATCCGTTTTATGTATATTTATAAAAAAGGGGGAAGAGGATGGTCTTAGTCATCCCTCCCCCAGCGGCAACAATATTCAATATTATTTAGAGATAATTTTTACGAGTATGATGTTCTGGAACAACTTTACCCAATTTAATAGTCAACAATCCATCTTCAAAAATCACTTCTCTAACTTCAGTATCATCAGAAAGTGTCCATGCTCTCTTGAAAGATCTTTGACCCACCCCCCTATGAATGTAAGAATCAGAAGAACCTTTATCTTCTCTATTAGCCTCAACAAATAGTTTACCATACTCTGTGTAAACTATAATTTCTGATTTTTTAAATCCAGCAAGAGCAAGTTCTAATCTTGATTCTACAGTGCTAACTTGAACAAGATTATAAGGTGGATAATTAGAAGTAGTTTCATGAAGATTGAATAGACGATCAAAATATTCATCCATTCCAATACTATTACGTGTGATTCTATCCATCAAAGCAGGAAGATCAGACGCAGCATATCTAGTAAGACTTGTCATTATGGTAGCTCCTTAAAAAGCGAGTTTGTATTTTGTGGACCCCTAAGGCATCCATTACTAATTATATCACATACAATAAAAAAGGGAGTGTTGAACTCCCTACAATATTATTCTGTTTCTACTACCTTCTTTTTCTTTGAACCAATATTATATTTGGTCTCAAGAGTCCATTCATTCTTTTCTTTATATGAAAGAACTTTAATTTGATTTAATGGTGCAATGTCAGAGATCTTAGTTGCATCTACAATTGTAAGCAATCCCCAATCTGCAATTAGT